CATCGGACCAATTCGGTCCTGTGTAATTGCCGGTATATACACCTCCAATACCTTTAATCACTCCATCGATTGTGTTGGGATTGTTCATTTTTAATTATTTACGCCACCTCCACCAAGGATGCCCGTGCAGAACACACGAGGCCAGTTTAATGACATGGTCGGTCAAAGGGCCCATTTCCTTACCACATTTGTTCATAACCATACTGTTTTGCAACTAGTTGGTCACGGCTTTTCAGCATGTTGATAGGGAATTGGCCTGGATGAGTCAATCTCAGTCTATGATAGATATTCTCAAACAGCGCGAATTTCTCGCTGTCGTGCCTATAATTTTCCATATGGCTGCAGAGGGCATTAGCTAAATCATCGATCTTCACTGTTTTCAAATGTTCTATGTGTTTAGTGAATCTCTTAGGAAAGTAAATCAACCTGCCTATATCGTCTCTGCGAATATCATTGCTGAAGTATTCCGAGCTTTCCAAGCTCTCACGTTCATGGATCTCCATCGTGATACCAAAACCTGCTGAGATAGACAGATACTTATTCATATCTACCCCAGTCAAATCCTGGTTGACATCATCGCCGCCAGCCACTATAGCTAAACTGTGGATAGTTCTATCATCAAGCCCTAATCTCACTTTAACGGCGACGTCTACAACTACTTGAGCTATAGAATTGAAAGCGATGGTTCCAAACCAACCGCTCTTCATAATGCCTCCTTCTTTCACCTCAAACATAGTTCCGTTGCTAGTACGGTACTTACTGTCTAAGAATACTTGATCGAAAGCTTTCTTAATATCTTCACGATATTTTGCCAACTGTTTTTCATCCCAATTTGGGTGTCGAACAGCTAGATTTTGGGTAACCTTGCACGTTAAATCAGCAACCCAGAGGTGGTAGTTAAAATCCCAAGTGCTTTTATCACTTTCCCATACTTTCCCTGGCAGAACCTCTTTCAAGTGTTCCAAATGGCCCGTACTAGCTGGGTTAAATGCATATTTCACTGGAATTTCCTTCCACTTGTATATCAAATTACTGAATAAATTCTTAAAGATGCAAGCGTGGTTGACAAGAGCATGTAATGGCAATCCTGCAATGCATCGAGCCATCCCTTTGTCCAATTTTTCATTCTTGGTAGGTGCACCTTTGCCGA